ATGTGGGGTGAAATCATTAGCGGAGGAGGTTCGTTATTCGGCTTTGCTAGCTCAAGAAGCGCAGCTAAAAAACAAAAGCGCATCAACGCTATGAATATAAAATCTATGGAGGAAACAAACCGCGAAGAGCAACGCAGGTTAGAAACTGACATTGTTGATAGTGAGTCTCTAATGGGTGCCATGAGCGCTGCCAGCGGTGTACAGTCCACAGGCTCACGAGGTTTAGCGATTGCTGACACCAAGAAAGAGAACGCAGCGCAACTCGCTTGGCTTAAAAAGTCAGGAGCGCAACAAGTTAAGGCCGCTAAAATGGGTGGGCAGTTGCAGGTTAGCCAATTAAAAAACCAAGCTATATCGAGTTTGTTTTCTGGTGCAAGTCAAATTGCTAGCAGCGGTTTATTTAGTAGTGCACCTGCGCCAAAGGAATAATTAAATGAAGTTACCAGGCTCAATTAAAACAGGGGTGAGAGGTTTGGCTATGATGCCAAGTATCGCCGCCTACGAATCACAAAAAGCACAAAGCTTCTCACAGATAGGTCAAGCTATTGGCGGCGCTGTTGATAAGATAGAGCAGGAGCAAATAAGAGAGCAAACAAGGCAGGTTAACTTGTCTATGTTACGCTCACAAGGCGAGATGGATACTCTCTTAAATAAGACTGCTTATGAGGCTGGAGAAATACCAGAAGGTATCGATGTTCGCAGGACAGACAAAGAAATAGTCAACGGTGTAGAACAATCAATTGATAGGGTTAATATACCTGCTTTTGAAGTTAAGGCGCAAATTTACCAACAAGAAATGACTAAAAAAGTCATGGCTGAATCTGAAAAGATTAGTAATAAAAAGGCTAGAGGTGAATGGCTAGAAGACAAGCTTGCTCTTATTGATGTGCAGACAGAAAAGTTAACCGCTAACGCAGAAGCAGACCAACGTGAGTATAACGAGCAGATTCTAAACAATGATATAAACGATGCTTTAGGTAATGAAGAGTACGACATTGCGCTTGTATTGGCTGGTGATATTAAAAACGCACAAGCAAGGTCTGAGGCTAAAAAGCTAATAAACAAAAGTAAAGAATTAACTGCTTACGACTCTTTAATATTGCAAAAAGATTCGCCTGAAAGCTGGGCTGGAATTGAGCAAAGTATTGAAATGTTGCGTGACCCTGAGCAAAAATCAGCTTTAACTACTGAGCAAAGAAACTCAGAAGCAACAAAACTTGAAGCAGCGCTACGGCAAGGTAAGCAAGACTTTGTAATAGCTGAAAAAGAGCAAGTAGCTAACGCAGCAGCAGACATAAAAGTTGATTTAGATGGTGGCTCTATTAACTATACAGAAGAACAGTTCAAAAAGGATAGAGATAGCGGTGCGTTAACTAACGCTCAATACATCGGCTTCACTAAACAGCTTGCCGTAAACAAAGCAAGATTACAGGAAAAGCAAAAAGCAAAGCTTGCTATACAGGCAGGCTATATTGACCCTAAAAATAAATCACACATGGCAGCAGTAGATGATGAGTTTACGGCTTTAGCGCAAAACTCCAACCCTTGGCAAGCAGCGCAACAAATAGTAAAAAAGCATAACGTATTGCCGCCAGCAGTTAATAATGCTTTTAATATGGCTAATATTACAGGTGGCGATAACTTAACAAGTGCTGCTATACAATACAGCGTATTAAATGAAACTAACCCAGTTGCCATGATTAATGTTAAGGCTGAAAGAGTTAAGCAAGTGGCAGCTTACATGGAGTTAGGGTTGCGACCTGCCGAAGCGTTAGAGGCTTTAGCGCTTAATGAGTCTTTATCACCTACACAAATAGAAACTAAAAAAGCTATGTTTACGGGTACTGATAATATAGAGGCAGGTGCAAAAGCTTTAGGTGAATTGTTCACGGAATCTTACGGAAAAAGCTGGTATGAATTTGACGGTGGTACGCCTGAAATGCCTATTTTTATGAGTGCAGAGTTTACCGCGTTAACTGATGCCAACCTTGCCAAAACTGGCTTTAACTTAGATGTAGCGAGAAAGATGGCCTTTAATTCTATTAAGGGCAAGTATGTGCCTACTGATATAAACGGCAGTAATCAACTGTTACCTTATATGCCTCAGCAACCTAGCGAACTAGTAAGAAAGCAAATAATAAAACAACTTGGTAAAGATGTTATAATTCAATCAGACCAATTTACTGAAAACGAATTTATGACAGGCGCACCGCTAACGTATATGGCCTATAAAGATTTAGGTGACGGCAATATTGACATAATTGAACGGTTTAAATATGACCCGCAAGAAATACAAATTCAACAAGTAAAAGAGCAGGAAGCTAAGCAAAAAGCTAAGCTTGAAGAGTCGTTAAAAGAACGTGAAGAGATAGAGAAGAAAAAGGCATACAAGAAAGCTCAGAAAGATAAAGCTATAGCATTACAAAAAAGTTATGCTAAAAACGTAAAGGCTAGCCAAGATAAGCCACTAGCACAAAGCTTTAAAGAGGAATTTGGACTTTGAAGATATTTATAGGAGATCAAAAAACAGAGTCTACGCCCGTTGAAGGTGTCGCGGTATTAAATGCGGGTGAAACGGTATCAAAACCAAACTACCAGCGCACTTATTTACAAGACCAGTATCAATACGCGACAGAAGAAAAAGAATCTTTTGACAAGTACACAAAGCGCAATGAAGAAGTTGCAGATTTAGATCCTTCAACACTTGAGGTATGGACGGCAGCTTTTGAAGAAACAAACTCATTATCTGCTTATATTGCTTCAATACCATTACCAAAAGTGGCAGATGTCGAGGGCTATTCGCCATACAACAAAGATGAGGGCGGCAAAAGCGACATCGAAGGGTATGAAATGTATGCTGATAGTTTTGTTGATTCTTTTAACCCACAAACAACAGCAGTAATAAAGGCAAACATTAACAAAGAATTAAGAAATCAAAAAATACTACGCAATGGTGGCGGCTTGGGTATTGCTGCTAGTGTTGCCGCTGGCATTGCCGACCCTATAAACTTAGCTTTAATGATGGCACCCGGTTACGGCCAAGCCAGTATAGGTAAGATTGCTTTACAGTCTGCCGCTGTTGGTGCTACCGCTACAGCCATTCAGGAATCAGCGCTGCATAGTACGCAATACACTAGAACACTTGACGAGTCTATGCTCAATATTGGTGTTGGTGCTATTGCTGATGGCTTGTTAGGTGCCGGTATTGGTAAGTTAACTAGACAAGATAGAGACGAAGTAACAGAGGCGATACTTGACCACGTTAAAAATGGTAGCCCACGCAATGTAGGTGCTGCTCAAGTAGCTAGTTATGGTGGCGCAAAAGGTGAAGAGGTAAAGAAAACAATAAACCCTTTTACAAAAATAGCCTTATTCTCTACAAAGCACTCGCCAATAGGACGAACACTACAAAGCGACAATGTAGTTGTAAGGGCCACTGCTCAAGATATGGCAGACCACCAATTTAGATTAGAAGGCGACCCTGTTCAGGCAACATCAGTTGAAAGCTTGATAAATCTTGACTATGCAAAGTTTGGAAAGTCAGAGCAAAAGGTTGCAAAGTTAGAATCTCAGTTCGCCAAAGATGGAGGCACAGTAGACGACTTTAACTTCCAGTTAGCTGATGCTATGCGTAACGGTGATGTATCAGACAATGCTTTAGTACAACAAGCAGCGAAAGAATTACGAGTACATATCGATGATGTATGGAATAGAGCAGCAGCGGCAGAAGTTGAAGGGACATTTACCTTAGATGCTGACGGCAACCCCGTACCAATAAAGACCACTACAGCAGCCAGCTACATGGCTAGGCGAAAAGATATAAACGCTGTAAGGAACAACCCGCAAGGCTATCAACAGGCTTGGATTGACGGCTTAAAAGATAGGGCGGTAAGGTATGAGGCTCAAGCTATAGAAGAAGGCTTACCAGTACCACCACAAAAAACTGATGCAGAGTGGGAAGCAATAGCGGCAGAAATATACGAGCGCGATATTAACTTAACTGTTGGTGATTTAAACTTCAATACCAACAACAGCAAGATACCCACGCAGACAAAACAAAGAGTTGATATTAGGGATGAATACTTAAACGATTTTTTGGTTAAGGACTGGCGCTCTTTAATGGATGGTTACATGCGCTCAATGGCCCCAAAAGCTAGAATGTCTGAAAGGTTTGGCACTTACAAGCTAGGCGAGTTAAAAGAAAGGTTAAACGCTGACATCATTGCCGAGTCAAGAAAGACAACCAGCGATATTGCAAAAGGCGCTAACGCTTTAAAAGCACAGAAAGCACTCAAAAAGAAATCAGATAAACTAGGTAGTGAGGTCAACGACTTAACAGTTATAGCTCAGCGCTTAATGAATGAGACACCACCGCCAACAGTCAAGACAAAAGTTGACCGAGGTGTTGTTAGTGCATTAAGAACAACAAGGGCGGCTAACGTATTTATGATGCTTGGTAATGTTCTAGTGTCTTCTCTTCCTGATGTTTCTAGGCAACTGACTTATACAATGTCAGCTAAATATGTAGCCGCATTTGCTAAAAACTTCAACGCTAAATCAATAAGGTTAAGCGGTATATCTAAAGACCATATGAGCGCCTTAGCGCAATCAGCAGAAAAAACACAAGCCATAAGAATAAAAGAAATAACAATGGTTGATGATCAATTTGCAGCAACCCCAATGGACAAACACGCATCCGCAATAGCAACAAAGGCTTTGCAACTTACAGGGTTTCAACACTGGAATAGTTGGGGTAAAGGCATTGCTGGTAGCTTGTACGGGGATAGATTAACAAGCGCACTGATAAAAGGTACAGACAAGCCCAAGCTTAGGAGCCTAGGTTTTGATGAGCAAATGCAAGAAGAAATGGCAAAGCAAGCCAAGTTACATTCCACAAAAACAGGCGGCCTTTACGATTTAAATTTAGACCTTTGGGATATTGATGTAATGACCCGCGAGGCGATAGAGGCTGCAGCAGTTAAAGAGGCTAACTTTTTAGTTACAACCCCTGGTGCTGGTGATTTACCAATATTACTTGATGGTGAAATAGCAAAAAGCTTGTTTCAATTTCAATCATTTGCCATGGCAGCTACCAACCGTATAATGCTACCATTACTGCAAGAATCTTCCGTTCGATCAACGTTAGAGATAATATCCCATATGATTATGGGTTATGCAGCTTATGAGTTAAAATCAGCCTCTATGGATAGAGACACAAGCAAAGATAGTGGCAAAGATAAAGTCTGGAATGCTATAAACCATACGGGCTTAATGGGTTATTTAGGAGAAATTCACCGTAGACAATACGGTCTAACAGGGGTTGACCCTACAGGTGTAATGGATAAAGACAGAAAGTTTGTCTCAAGGGGTGGTTTAGGCTCTTGGTTAGGGCCATCAGCAGGGACGGCGCAAAACATATGGAAAGCGAACCCATTAAACACAATGACAACAAGTGAGCAAAAAGCTAAAGGTCTGCGTAGACTTGGGCCATTACAAAACCATTTTATGGCACGCCACGGTTACGACGAATTAGAAAAAGCAATCGCACAAATAATGCCTGATAAAATTAAATAGGACTATAAGCATGACAGTAGAAAACACGAATAACACTATAAGTTATACAGGTAACGGCTCAGTTGATACGTTTGCTTATAACTTCTTAACTTACAGCGCAGACCATTTATTCATCTATTTTGATGCTGTTCTGCAATCTTCTGGGTTCACTATTACAGGGGTGGGAGATGATAACGGCGGCAACGTTGTTTTTAGCTCCCCACCTGATAGTGGTGTCACTATCCGTATTGATAGAACTGTACCCGATACACAGTTACTTGAATATCAAGAGTACGGGCCGTTCCCTGCTAAGGCTAATGAGCGAGGACTTGACTTAGTCACAATGGCAGTACAGCAAAATGCTAGAGATATAGGTAGGGGTTATGACAGGCTAAACGAAGCTAAAATGGATAAGCAACCGCTAGCGATTGAGGCCAATATCGTTGTCTTTGACAGCGAGGGGAATGCCAAAGACTCAGGGGTTAATATAGATAATTCGGGGGTAATTACAGACTTAAATAAAGTCATACCGTTTAATACTCTTGACGAGGCAGTAAACGAAACCAGTCCCTTAAAAATATTTAATGGTGCTGCGCTCAACTTAAAAGAGCGCTCAACCGGCAACGGTGGTGGGGCAATGTGGGACGCGGTGCTTACATCAACCGTTACACCCAATGGGTTTGATATTGTTCAGAGTTCAGTTATACCTGCTTTGAGTTTAAAGCTAAGAGTAATTAAAAACGAAGTTAGTGCAGAGCAATACGGGGTAGCCTATAAAGGCGGCGACCAGTCAGGCGCTCATAACTCTTTTATAGCTTACTGTATACTAAATGATTACACCGCACTAATAAACGGCGTTATAGATGCCTCAGATACAATAATGATACCTGATGGAGCAAAAGTTATTTATTCAGGCGTGACGAATCATTCTATAACAACTAATACAGTTTACCCGACAGACCTTAGCAGGTCAGCAGGTTACAGGCTTATTGCTGATGCAGGAAGGACAACATACACTAAACCAAGTGTGACAGGTCAAATAGCAACAGGCGGACAATACACAGACTCAGGTGGCGGTACTCACACATTATTGGATTTATCTACAAATTATAATGTTGGTGTTGATGTTCAAGGCGTTGTTAATATTACCGGGAGTATGACTATATATGCCAAAAATGGAATTGATTATGAAGGGTATAACGACGATGCTAGTCTAGCTCTTTCAGATGATATTGATGTAGGTTTAGTTTTAAATAGTGTAAGCAGGTCAGTCATTGATAACGTTTATGTTATAGGTCATTATAGAAAAGCAGGTACGTTACTACTTTCAGTAGCTACAGCCCAGCAAAATCAATCAAGCGAAAGAAACAATTTAAATAAACTTGTTACTATGGGTATGCGCGGCTTATGTGTTAGAAGTGAAGACCAGGGAGGCTCTATTGGTAATTTCGGATTGTCCCAAACAGTAATAAATAATCTAGAATGTACCGATTTAGATCATCCTACAGCATTGAGAGCTAAAGATTTATCAGCAGGATTTACGGAAGCTTCAAAAGCAATTGAAATCAGTGGCGATAAAATACGAGGTTTGCAGATAATATCAGCAACCATACAGGGTCGCGATGATTGCTTAATGCACTTACATGACTGTATAGATTTGCAGTTTATAGCGACTTACTTTGAAAGCAAGACAGCAAGAAGCGTTATTGGCGGTGCTTTTGATGTACCATCAGGAAGTCTAGTTTTAGCGAGTCCTTTTGATTCAGCTAATGGGCAAGAAACCAACAAGCTTCAAATGATTAGTATGAGAAAATCTTCAAACGTTGATTTTAGGCCGTATTGGTCTGATTCTGTCAGCGGCTCATCAAGGTTTACTAGTGGTGGTTTTTCCCCGAGATCTTGTAACATAGATACGTTTAACAACCCTATTGATACGGGCGGCGATTACGTTATTAGACCAAGGTCAGACGGTGGAAACATTGAGATACAAGACAGACAAGGTAACACAGTAATAACTGTCTTTGGGTCTTCGGGCAACATTGAAGTATCAGGCGTTTTAGCGCAAGAATCCAGCGGTTCTGATTTAGATTTAAAGTGTCAAGAGGGTAGGTCGGTAAAGCTTGTTGGTGGTAGTGATGATTTGTTGACGGCTGTGGAATCCACAGGAAATGTAATAATTGAAAAAGGAAGTATACTGCCGTCAACAGATAACAATAAAGATGCTGGGTCTACAACGTCAGGATTTAGAAAAGGATACTTTAACCAGGGCGTAGTAATAAAAAGCCCGAACGGGACAAGCTTCACACTACAGGTTGATGACTCAGGAAATATAACAGCGACCTAACGCAAATAAAACCTAGCGCGCTTATTGAATAACTTCTTTAAGCGCTTTAAGTATTGTATTGTGAATTTTTTAGGCTCGTTGTCGTTTTCTAATTTCTCAACATTATCTAAACCTATTCGCCTA